CTGCTGCTGGTGTACACATTAGAACGTTACCTCCGCTACTATACCATTGACTTGCAAAGAAAGAGGGGCTTCTTGAGTTATAGTTACTTGTGGATCTTTAGAATATCCAAGCAAACGAAACTCTTTCTTTCCTGTAAAAGATTTACGACCTAAACTAAAATCATCTGTTGTCTGTCTAATAATAAGATTACTTCCATTTACGGCTATTGATCCTGTTGTATTCATATCAACAATAACTTTATTTACTGAGCGTGGCTCACCAGAAACAGGACCATTGCTTACAGCTATATCTATTGGATTTGTTTTTAGCTCTACTGGAAATGTATAACCTATTTCTACTTTAGTATTAATAGGTACATCTTCACGTGTTGTCGTTACTATTTTATTACTTGCCATTGTAAATTGACCTACATAATCTGTATCAGAAATAACATCTAAGACTGCACCATTAACCCAATCAGAAGAAACACCTGCTATAGTTCCAACAGCACTTGTTACATAATCTCTGCTTAAATCTAAATTCTTTGTTGCATCAAACTGCATAAGATAAAGCTTCTTAGTTCCTGCACCAGTATCATACCATGCCGTTACATAAAGATTTGTATCAACAACACATACAGATTGAAAAATTCCATTGGTTGTAAACTCAGTCCAACCTGCTTTTTGTTCTGCACGATTAGAATTAAATACAGCGATTGTGCCATCACTATTAACAGCAAATAAATATGCTTCTTGTCTTACAAGAGAACCTTGAAGAATAGCCATTTGATGCGGAGATTTAATTAAATGAGATGACACTGTAGATATATTTATTGAAGCGTAAGCGTTTTGAGCATCAACATAAATATATTCTGATACAGAAGAACCCGAAGCTTGGGCATAAATAGTAGAACCATCAAATACAAATGGTTTTGCAAACGAAGCACCAAATGGTGTCTGTCTTTTTATCTGTGCATTTGTAGGAGTAATAGGTGAGTTTTGAAACGCAGGAACATAAAACTCTGATGTAGATGTAAACACCTGTAGGTCACGATTGGAAACAATATGTCGTATAGTATTAATCTCACCTATACTCGCAACCAATTCTATAGCGTCATTGTCTGCCGCCGATCCAATATCAAAGTTAAAAAACTCGCTTGACTTACTCCCCCACAACGTATCAGGCTGAGAAGGTGAACCACCAAACCATAATCGTCCTTCATGGAAAGCTACAGCAGCAGGATAGCCACGAACCAAAGAATACGATTGCTCACTAAAATCTGTTGTTGGAGCATGGGTTGTTATCTTTGGAGCACCACCACCATCAAGAGATGCGTTAGCTGTACCACTTGCAGCAGCAATTCTATATCTATTTTCATCAACAACAGATGTTACAGTTCGTGTACCATTAATATTACCTGCTGTTAATCCTGCTATTGTTGCTGCTTCTGTAATAGCTATTGAATCATTTGTTTTTAATCCATGAGCAACATGAGTAATTTCTATAGAAGCCGAACCATCAACAGTACGTAAAGCATTAATATCAAGTTGCTCTTGTAAAGTTCCCTGTACTGTACCAGTTGCAGTTGTTGCATTTGTAAAACCAGTAATAAGTATTTCACTATTATGATAACGTAGAGTTACACCTACATGATTTGATGTAAAATAATCAGCACTTGCTGTTAGTGTTACACCACTACCAGTTGAATTATTAGGATCAATAGTTAATCCTGTTGGATGAAATTTACTATAAGGTTGAAATATCAAAGTGCTGTCAGCGTTTGTACTAAAGTCAAATGTCTGCAATTCAAAAGAAGTTAAACTCGTTCTTACTAATTTTTTAATTGGAAATGTTTGATGAGCCAAAAACATAGTATCACCAGATTGAGCAAAACTTATTTCATGTATCTTTTCATCTGAAAAAGGAACAACAACATTATCTGTATCTGCTGTAAGTGTTGATACTAAACTTACAACATCTGTTGTACTAATAGAAAATACTCTTATCTTTGCATTCTCTAAAGACACTATGTATCTTTCATCGTCTGAGAATATAAAAGGAATTATTCTTACTTGCTGTGTTCTAGCCAATGATTCACTTGTAACAGCAAGTCGAGTTGCATCTGAACTCTTGGCAGTTAAAAAATCAGTAGGGCTAGGAGATGTTTCTGTTACAGTAATAACCGCTGCACTTGGATTGGCTACTGTGAAACTAGCGTGAGCATTGATAGTTGCTTGTATATTATCTGCTGTTGTATTGTTATTTGTATTCGGTCTAAATCCTGTAGAGCTAGCAGGGTCACTTGCTCCTGCTGCTTCAGCAGTAAACACAACCTCTACACCTGCCGATGTTGTAAGAGTTATTGTTGCACCTACAGCTATATTGGCATAGTCAGCTACAGTTATTGTACAGGCATTTTCATTTATAGTTGTATCGTAAGTGTATATATGTTTTGTTCCAGAGCGTTTAATAACTCCACCTTCTGCACGTAAAAAAAAGTTCTGAACTCGTTGAGCAGAACTATTATATATTTCACTATCAGTACGAGCAATTAAAGATGGACTAACTTCACCATATTGAAAGTTTTGTAAAGGAACTTTAACTTTCTGCACTAACTTCTCCTATTCGTAAGAAACCTAGAAGTAATTAATTTGCGTGATGTTTGTTGCTGAGAATCAATACTCCGTGCTTTTGCCATGAGTGCAGTCGCTTGTTGTTGCATAAGAGAGCCAAGACTTGCATCCCTTGCTAAAGAAAAAGATAAAGGTACAGCCAGTGCATACTCAACAGCTAGTGAAAAGTATGAAGGCCAATCAACCTCATTTGCACGATATGAATAATCAGCAATAACAATATCATTATCTGTAGTGTCGGCATATATTTTATCCCCATAGATTTGATAATCAACTACGTTATCATTTATAGTAACGGCATGAACCATTAATGTATCTGTAGGTAACTGATACGCTTTATCGTATCGACCAGTGGGTGCATCTGTAAGTAAATTTAAAACACTTTGATTGGTAGCGAATCTCCAACGAGCATTAACTAAAGCTGTCTGTGCAATGTCTTCATAGAGATTTGACGTAATCAAAGATTCAGTTGTGCCATCACCAAAGGATGTTATAGGTTCAGCACCGATAAGAATCAATGCTCGACTTGCTATGTCTACTGGTGAGTTTGCTTTTGTGCTTGTTACCATTATAATAAAATGGGGGGTGTTATCCCCCCATTCTCCCTAGTCACCATCTGTTTCTACGATAACAGTACCATCCGATACGTCTACAACAGAACCAGTATTTGACAATACATTTACAAAACTTGTTGTAGGGACGTTAGTATCTGAAACGATAATAACATCTCGTACTGCAAGCATGTTTGCTGCATCATTAAAATAACCAGATGTATTTACAGTAGCAATAGCATCTGTTGTGGAATACCACCAGAGATTACCATTTGATGCACCTGCAAGACGAGTTAAACCAGAAGCTGCATAAGCCATGTCTATACCTCCTATGAGTTATTATCAAGAAGCTCATAGATACCGTTGTCATCTATAACAACAGAACCCATGGACATCATTGATGTTGCAAGGTGAGAAACTTTCTCAGGAACATAATTAAGTTCCGTACTAACATCTGCACCAACTCCTAGACCAACAGCAGAAGTGTGATAACACAAACTCTTACCTGCTGCGATTGCAGAGGTTGAGAATATATTGAAACCTAAGAATTGTTTCATTGTCATCCCACCTGCATAGGGTAGGTTTTGTTCACCGACAAAATCACTAGAAGCAAATTCAGTGATTGAGAATAAATCAGCAAACCCTTTTGGGTGCATAGCAATGTATCGTCCACCGTCTTCTGGTAAATTTGCAGTGCCAAATGTTTCAAAGACAGAAAGCAAGTCAGCTTTTTCAACAGCAGAACTTGTGTCATGTATTTGAGTAGAGTTAGCACCTGCATCCATTGCAGTTACAAGTATCTCATCGGTCTTTCGACCTAGAGCAGCAGCAGCAGATTTTGCAACAGCTTGTCTTTCATCTATGTTTGTTTTGAGTTCATCTAACTTGTCGATATACTCAGCTGCATAGAAGTCAGACATTGTAGCTTCTACTGTGGTATGTGCTAATTCCATTGGAGTTACCATACCGTTTCTAGACTTTGTTGAAGCAGAACCAGTACCAATCTTTTGGAAACGAACAACGCTTCCTGCAACATTGCTTACTGTGCGAACTGTGTTCCGTAGCTTTGATCCCATTCTTTGGTAAGCCATATGAACTTCAGATTCAAACTGCTTAATAAAGGCTGTGTCGATTGTATTTGCCATTGAGCAAATCCCCTTTTATTAAGTTGCGTGGTATCTCTGGTTATCTGATTTTCACCTCAACACGATTATCCCTTGGGGTCGCTTAGTGCATTACAGGCCTTGACGGTTCATTATAAATACTACTTTTGAATTTATTGCAACGATTAAATCGAAAAAAATCATATCCATAATGATTTTCTATTATCTCTTGGAAAGAAAAACCACACCATTGAAGCCATTGTATTGTCTTCTCATGGTCTACTGGAACTATATTCTCTATGTTTTCATACTCGGCTTGAAGAATATTTATACATTCTCTCGCTCCACGAAGGAATACCATATAGTTTCTATCTATATCTTTTGTACCTAACATCCATACTGAAGCTGTTCCTTTTAAATCTTCATACTCAGTAGTGCCACACATAGCTACAGGCTTACCATTTATTAAGATTGTATAGGTTTCATCTGGATTTTCTATCACAGATTCCATTAAAGCTAAGAAAGGTTCGCTGCCAAATATAGCACACTCTCGTATATCTGGCAGTCTCATGTTTTGAGAAACAGGCATTACATCAGCTATCTTAGCTTTTGCTAATGATATATTTCTTAGAGAAGCTACAATATCTCTATTTATATATTGACTTGAATCCATTCTCTACTTCTCTGACAACATCAGGATTACGTTTACTAGGATTCCAATACTCTTCTTTGAGCATAAGTTCTCTAAGCTGTGCTTCATTTGTTGTGTTTGTAACAGCAGAAGCTTGACTTATATTCACACCTTTGTTTTGTTCTTGTATATGTTCAAGGACTTTAACTCCATCTGCTGTAGAAGCTAGCTGTTCTACTGCTTCTATTAAATCTTTAGGAAAGTATTGATTCGCAAATAAAGATGCAGCTTCAACTCTTACATTTGCATTGTCACCTAGCTTTTGCATTTCCTGTTCTGGGTTTGGAAGTGTTTCACTTATCTGCTCTAGGTACATCATAATACCAGAGTTAAATTCATCTTGGCTAAATCCATTCTCATATGAATGTGTTGACCACCAATCTAATAATTTATTATCTGTAACAGCCCCCATATCCAAAAGACCTTGAGCTTCTTCAGTAATAAGGTAATCCCCTTTTGTCTCAGGACGATCTGCATATGCAATCTCTTCCTGTTCCTTCATAAACTTTTCTTTAAACTCTTCTTCTTTTTTGCCAACCATACTTTCCAATTCAGTATAAGACTTAGCTAAGTCTTCTGCTTTGGTAAACTTTTCTGGCAACCATTCGGGTCTGTCAGTTGCAGGAAGAGTATCCATTGCTGCATCAACAGCAGGTGTTTCACGTGAAACATTATCTTCTGTTTGTGTTGCCATTATATCAGCAACAGTGTTTTGTTCAACTTGCTCGTTCATTATTTTTCACCTTATGTGCGTGTTGGATTCTTCTATCTATTAAGCCAACTATATAACGCTGACCTTCGAGGTGACGCAACTCTGCGTCTGTAACATTAGGACCATTAACAGCATCTATCGTTATACTTTTTAAATACTTAAATACTTCTTGTCCTAAATCTGTATTAAACAATGATGCTGTATTAACACTAATACGAGAATCATCAATTCGGTTTCTAGGAAACCCATCTAATGATATAAAGTTATTGCCTGACACCTGCTATCTCCTTTGCTAAACCATCCCCTTGCATTTCTGGATGTGCGTTTTCTGCCATTTGTTGAGCCATTTCTATAAGCTGTTTTCTTTGCTCTTTATCTCTAATAAGAGTATCAGGAACACCAAACTTCTTAGCCAATACAGTGGCAACTTCTTCACTATCAATCAACAGATTTAATAATTGTGGTCCAAAGTTTCCTTGTATAAGTTCCATCCAACGAGCAATAGATGTGATGTCTGCTTGGTTTTGTGCTTGTGCCAATGGCGATACAGACCTTACCTTTACTTCTCTACCATTAATAGTTGGAAGTTCTATACGTCCTTGCTTTTTTAATATATAGACAACTCTTTGCAATACAGGCTGTACCAACTCAGCTTGCAATCTGCCAAAGGCAGAACCAATACGTCTGGATAAATCAGCCATACGTTCTGCAATCTCTGTAGCTGATGCAGGTGTACGATCTGGATTGCCAAGCATATCATTATACAAAGCTCTCTTAATATTTAAACGGATATCTGAGAGGATAAGCTGTGCGACATCAAACGAACCTGCTGCCCTAATAGGCTGAAGCCCTGCACTGTTTGGAGCTTTAGGTATAATAGTCCCTGGCATTAATGATATTGTATCTGGGTTAACAACACCGTCATCATCCATTTGATAGATACCAGAAATAGCCATCTGTGCATTCTCAAGTATTAATTGTATTGTTAAGTTTGATGTTTTAATTGCAGAGAGAGCATTCATAAGTGGACCTCTGCCGTATATTTCTCCTGCACATTTAGACCAACGAAAACAAATAAAAGGATTAGAACCCACACCATTAAACGCTTTGTGTTCTATTAAACTTTTAGATTGAACGTGTATTGTTGTTTGGTAAAAAGCTTCTTCATTTCTTTTGCTGTAGTCTTTACATACAATCTCAAGAAGTTTTGTTTTAGCATCAGGGCTTGTAGCAATAGAGCGTTTTAAATCTTCTGACATTTCTGCCTTTGGATAAAGTATCATTATCTCAGAAAACCGCATTTCTCTTTCACGAAACACATGATCTATTCTATCATCTGGTCCTGTATCAAGTACCACATCTGTT